AATTTCATCATTGCAATATACCTCATACAATCTAATAAGTGGTCATCTCCACCATCAGGTGTATCAGTAACATAACCAAATTTATCGGATGCATACTGATAGGCATATATCTCATTGATTAGATTTTGTGATGCTTTAGTAATATTGATGTTGTAGTTCTGAAGTACTCCTATACCAAACTTTATACTATCAGGTCCTTTCTTAACTGCTTTCGCATTGAATCCTGCTCTTGCAAGTTCTTCTATGGAACGGGGTTCAGAACTATCACACCATATTTCTTCTCTTTCTATCCCTAATGATTTGAGTTTGTTAATAATATCATTCATTACCAATCCTCTATCATAAAGTAATTCTTCAAAGTATAAGTTCTGTCCATTCTTATAACAGACTACTAGCGCAGTTGGGTCCTGACTGTAGCCCCAGTCGAGAGAAAACGCAACGAACTCACCATCATACTCATCTACTATTTGGAATTTGTATATTGCCTTTTCATTAGGAGTGAACTCACCTAATCCATAGACCTTCCACATCCTTTCATTCTTTACCTTTAATTCCTCTATCGACTTAATCATTTCAGCGGGCAAGAAGGGATTATCACGATACGTTGTAACAAATCTATCACAATCATTCATTTTCCTTAACCAATGGAAAGGAGAGACGGTTGGATTGTAGGATAAGATAATCTTACCTGCAGTTCTAATAGATAATTGGAAATAGGAATTCTCATCTATCTCTGATGCTTCATCTAACCAAAGGATATCTGATTTAAAACCACGAAGTTTATCGGGGTCATCGGTGTTTACAAATGTGAATTGTGTGCCGTTATCTAATGTGTATATTCTTTCTGAAACATTGTACTCATCTTCTACCCATAATCCTATCCCTTGCATTATCTCTTTGAAATCCTTTATCACTGTTCTTTTGAGTGATGGTATTGTCTTTCTAACTATGGAGATATTTAGTTTATTATCTAAACCTTGAACTATTAACCATTGCAGTGTACCGAATGTCTTTCCACTTCTTGTACCACCAATCAGTTGTACGATGCGGTGATTACTCTCCTGAAGATGTTCGAACGTTACTGTCGTCTGTATTGTTAGTGTGTTCATTCTTTTTTATTTCTATAACCAATTTCTCTACCTTATGATTAACTTCACCAATTAAATCTAATCGGGTTTGTTTAGGAAGGACATATTCAATAAACTTTTGAGATAACCTCATTGCCTCTGCAGGGTCTTCTTTCCTTATCTTATCTAAATCCTTTTCTATATGTTCTAATTGATTACCAACAATGCGTGTAATGATTTCTTTAATCTCCGCAGTGGTTTTGTTTGGTACACCCTTTGGTCTACCATTTATATTTCTTTTTGAGTCTTGTCCTTTAACGAATGCCATAGTATCCTTTAGTAATTTACTATAATAACAACCGCCTATAAGATTTGTAGTTGATGGTGTATATATTTATATATTAATATACATTCCAAAAGAGTGTGTCCTCTGACTGGTGGTAGAGATTACAAAACTCCCATGTCTTTCTATCGTAGTTAGGTACGGATTGAAAAGGGGTAGGGTATTTGGATTCCCATTCGAATGGTTTAGGATATTTCCATAGTGTTAATCTCTCGTGTTGGTTTATATACTCCTTACCTACTATTACTCCATTGATATGGGATGAGTCTGTTCCTAATAGTATTCCTTCTACCAACACTCCACTACCAACACTCCACTACCAACAGCACACCAAATCTCAGTAGGTTCTTTACCTAACTGATTGGTTATCTCTCTCATTCTTTCCGCAATTAGTTTCCTACTCCAATTGGTATCTAAACCGAATGGGATTACCTTATGGGTTTCGGTTTCTAATTTATCCGCACGTAATTTTAGGTTTCTTAAATATCCATATGGTACTTGTATAATGTGAGAACCTAATTCCATACATCTCCTTGTATTTGGGTGTAGTTCTTTTCGTTTCGTTGTAACTATGGTACACTCCTTACCTTTCTCCTTACACCAATGTGATAGTGCAATTTGTAATCCACCATAAGGAGATGATGGATATATCCAATGGGTTACTCCCTTATGTAATTCTTCTAATAGAATGGATTTAGTTCCACCTGGTAAGGTATCATCTCTTAGTACCGAAATTCCGTTATGGGTTTGGATTTTAATATTCATCACAAGTGAATCCATTTGGGTAATCCTTACTCTTTTGTATCTTTCTTTCTAATCTACCTCTATCTGCCTTTTGTTTCTCTGTTTCGTTTGTTACTTGCATCCAATAAAGATAATCTTCATCGGTTAACATTAGAGTATATATCCTACCGAAGTATTCTTTCCATTGAGACATAGTCATTTGATTCCAAAAGGGATACTCACTACGAATCTTTTGTTTTCTTTCGAAGTATCTTAGGTAATGTTCATCGGATTTGGAATGCATAAAGGGTGGTATATCGTTTTTTCTTGTACTCTTCTTTCTTGCAATATCTAAGTTTACATAGTATACTCTTCCTGAGGATGCTACCCTCTTTTGCATATTAGGGTTTCTATGTTTAGGTTCACTCATCTTTAAATGGATTAGGGATTATTTCTTTTAGATACTTTCTTACTTTCTTTACTGCAAGGAAAGTAGTTGATTTACTTATACCGATTTTGTTTGCTGTTTCATCTAAAGTGTCAGATGACATCCAATACAATTCAAATATCTTTGCTGATGGCCACATACGAGTTACTGATAATCTTTGTAGTTCTTCTAATACCTCATTATGTGCTTGTTCTATTGATTGGTCGTATTCTATATCATACGGAACGTCTTCTTCAGTTTCTAAGTGTTTATAAACATCATCAGATAAGATAGTTCTATTTAACTTCTTTGTCTTATTCATAAACCTTGAGAAAAAGAATTTGTTACAATAAAAGATATTATAAGATTCACCCCAAAAGATATTGGGATTGCATTTAAGATGTAGGTACTCATAGAGTTCTGAAACTAAATCTTCTGCTTCTTCTCTATTCTTAGTTAGTTTCTTTGCTTCTGATACCAACCATCTATGTTTCTCTTTATAGAGTACACCTAATCTTTTATCACATTCGGAGTGTAAACTTCCTGTTATCATTTATCTTTAACATATTGTCTATGAAAGGTAATTACTTCTCTCCATCTATCTGCAGTACAACCACAAGTTATAGATGGTCTATTACCTTCTACGTTATTTAAATGTTTGTAAGTGTTCCAAAGAAAATCAGCATGATTAGATGGAAAAGTGTCACCACTTATAGCACCAATAACATCTTTTAACTTTATTAATTCTAATGGGTCTAATTCAGCCATAATATTCCTTATATTTTATCTACCTTTGGTAATTTTAATTCTACTTTCTCTTCTGTTGGTCTTTGAGATTTAGTTGATTCTTGTAATCCTTGTAGTGGAAGTGGTGATTCTAAATTAAGAAATGGTTTCAATTGGTTTATCAACGGGTGATTTCCAGGAAAGGCCATCCCTAATCCACTAAGAATAAGAATTAAATCATTTGGTGTTTCTACTTTAGTAAAATCTACTAAGTACGCAGAGTTAACATTGATTTGGTTTTCTGTTCCGGTTGTGTCAGTTGGTAAAAATGAAGACCCACTAACTGGTGTGATTTGTGTCATGTGTTTGTTTGTTTTGTATATGTGTTTGTAAAACTGATTGAATGTATTGTAATTCTTTTATTGATGCTTCTATTTTAGCAAGTACGGATGGTATTTCTTCATCTATTAAGGGTAAGTGTTCTATTTCTCTTATCCTTTCTAATATTGATACGAAGTTCCAATACCCGTCTGTCTTATCATCTACGAAGTTTGCCATAAGTTAAAATTTAATTTGATTACACCTTCCATCGTACTGAGGATTGGTAAGTCTGTTCAACCACTCACGACGTTCACAGCACCCGCAGGAATCCATTTTAAGGAGCTTTATTGCTATAAATGATGAAATACGTGTTCCGTATCCTAAAGTGAAGAAATGGATACCTGCTTCCACCCAATCACCTATCTTAATTCTTTTCATATTATTTAGAAGGGTTTGTAGTACCAACTGAATTTAGTAAAGTGATACCTTGTGATTCAAATTTTCTAATGTATTGTTTTTCTAATGTAAGTAACTGAGATTGTGTTATATCCTTTGGGAACTCTTCTATAACTCTTACATCTA